CTGGTGGTGTTCGATAATCCCGCGAACCCTCCGTTGCTCGGGGCCTTCGTCAACCTGGCCGCGCGGTATCCGTCGGCGTATCGTTTCTGGCCGGTGGAGACCTTCGCGCCCTCTCCGGATTTGCGCAATCGGCTTCCTCTCCGGCTCAAACACCAGCGATGAAAAAGTTAGTTTTTCTATTGGCCCTCCTGCTAGCGGCGTGCTCGGTGCCGAACAAATACACCGACGCGCAGAATTCCACCGCGCTGCTAAAGACCAGCGCGGGCCAGGGTAGCGCGTTCGCGGTGCAGAGAACCAATCCCTTCGGGAAACCCCGCACTTTTCTCTGGACGGCGAACCACGTTGTCGAAGGGTTCAACGAAGTGAGCGCCATCAAGTTGGTTCGGTTCGAGGGCAGGAAGGTGGGCGAGTGCAAGTTCACCGCTACCGTCATTGCTCGCGACGCTGACCTGGACTTGGCCCTGCTTAGTATCGACGTGCCGCCGGGATACTTCGAGCCCGTGCGATTTGCCCGTGAGGAATGGGACGCCGTCGGCGCGCCAGTATTCATCGTCGGCAATTTTCGTGGTGAAGTTTTCGACGGCAGCATTACGTCCGGCATCGTGTCCCAGGTTGGGGTGCATGTCGCGGGCTGGCCCTGGTCCGGGCCGGTGGACCAAATGAGCGCTGTCGTAGTGCCCGGTGCGTCCGGAGGGCCGGTGTTCAGCGATGGCGGCGTCATCGGCGTCACTGTCGGCAATAACCAGCCGGGGGTAGAGTTTTTCGTCCCGGTTCGCGCCGTGCGTATGTTCGCGGCCCGGCACAAGGTGCAATTTGCAGTGGACGGCTACGCGTGCCCCGGCGATGGCGCGCTGGCTGCGCTGGCCGATAGTGCCAGGGTCGTGGTGCCGGTGCTCGATGCTGAACTGAAAACGATACTGCGTCTGCCGGACAAGAAATCTCCAACTCCGCCCTTGCGGCGCATCCACTAAACCCACACTGTATACTGACGGTAACACAACACGAAATTTATGGCCATTCTCACTACAGCGCAAAGCACCAAACTGCAAGCCCTCGCGGATTATCTGCAAGGAAACCACGACCTGCCTATTCCCGCGGAAGTCGTGGACCAACTCGCAATTATCTTCGGCAACACGTCCGGTTTTCCGTGTAGCTGCGGCGTTCGCGGCGTTGACATTCGCACCGCGTTCCGGGACGAGCCCGTCCGCACTTTCATCCGGCTGCTCATCGCCCTGAACAGCGACGCTACCGGCGGGACGCTGGCGGCTACTCCGACCGGTGCCCTCGCTCCGTAATGTCCTCGTGGCCTACAGCATCCACCCGCTTGTCCTTGAGTCGATACTCACACTCCTAGCCCAGCCGGGCTCGGTGTGCGCTTATTGCGGGGGCGACAGTGCGGCGTGCGGAGGCGACGACAAAGTGGTGCTGCTCTCCAAGATACTACGTCGCCTCAAGACCACCGCCATTGGTAAGGGCGACTCGCAGCCGTATCGAGTTGGCGATACCGCCGCGGTAGTGCAGCGGAAAATACTTCAGAGTATATGTCGTGCGTAGCGGATAGCAATACCTTTTCTCCCGGAGATACCGAGAACGTAATCCTGCGCAAGATTCTTGGGCGGCTTTGCGACGTGGCCCAGGGACAAGGAGCCGGACCGACGGGTCCTGCCGGAGAGCCCGGCCCTACAGGTCCGACTGGCCCTACGGGTCCCTCTGGCGACCCCGGCCCTACGGGTCCGACGGGACCAACTGGCCCAACCGGCGGCACCGGCTCATCTGGTCCCACTGGTCCCACTGGTCCCACTGGTCCCACTGGTCCCACTGGTCCTACCGGCGACCCCGGACCAACTGGTCCGACCGGTCCGACGGGTCCCACCGGCGCATCTGGCCCAACCGGACCGACTGGACCCACTGGACCCACTGGACCAACAGGAGCCGACGGGTCCGATGGACTAGATGGTTCTTCCGGACCCACCGGACCCACCGGCGCTTCTGGGTTAAAAGCGGACATGACCCGAAACGCTACGAACCTAGTTGGTGTTGCAACCGGTTCACAAGCCTTCATATATACCCAAGTATCTAACAACTTGGGATGGTTGGTAGGAACCAGACTACGAGCAGCTAGTGCTGCTAACACCGCAAACTACATGGAGGGGTTAGTAACCCTGGTCAATCAATTGGTAGTCACTATAAATGTTGATACTTTTGGAGGAACCGGAAACCACGCGGACTGGAATATTTTCGTAATCGGCAATCCAGGTTCGTCTGGAATGGACGGCCTTGATGGGACCGCCGGAGCTACCGGCCCGACTGGTCCTACAGGTCCTACGGGTGGAACCGGCGCGTCCGGGACCGATGGCATTGACGGACTGAACGGAGCTACGGGTCCAACCGGCCCTACAGGCCCCACTGGTCCGACGGGTGGAACCGGCGCATCCGGAGCCACGGGACCGACGGGTCCGACAGGAGGCACCGGTGCATCCGGAGCCACAGGTCCAACCGGCCCTACAGGTCCAACCGGCCCTACAGGTCCAACCGGGCCGACGGGTCCGAGTATTAACAACTCCAACGCCACTGACGTAACTGTTAGTGCTACCGATACATATTTAACGGGCTCCAGCCTCAACATTTCCGGGCACGTCCAAATTGGAACTATTTTTCGCTGGACTTTTTCAGCGACGAAGACGGCTACCGGCGTAGCGGCCCCAATTTTTTCGATGCGGTTCGGGACTGGCGCTACTGTAACCGATGTTGCTCGGTGCTCGTTTACGGGCGTTGCGCAAACTGCGGCAACCGATACCGGGTATTGGGTAGTCGAGGGCATCATTCGCGCAACCGGCGCAACCACGGTTACCCAGGGGGTTCTTACGGCGAACCACCGAAACGGGTCATCCGGGTTTCAAAATGTCCCCACGTTGCAGGTGTTGCAGTCCCTTTCTACAGCTTTCGATGCAACCCCGGCCAGCACAAAAGTCGGACTTTCAGTCAATTCGGGCACAGCGGGAACTTGGACGGTCCAAACTATCACCGCAGAAGCCCTCAACATTATATAACACTATGGTCCTAACTCCTTCACAACTTCGGGCGACAATCGCCTTGACCGCGTCTGCCCAAGACCTGGTCAAGCCTGTCGCCGCTCACACCAGCATTATCCGGACCTTCGTGGTCCAGGCTAACACGACTGCGCGGACGGTTACGCTCGATATGGCGACATCCACCGCGGATGCAGCCGCTACTCGTATCGTGGACGCGTATGCTCTCACCGCCAACGTGCCGTGGATAAATAACGTCTGGTGGGTCTGTGACACCACGACCTGGCTCGTCGGCCTCGCCAGCGCCGCGGGCACTACCGTTATGTTCAGCGCGTCCGGCTACGACGGCGTATGACCCGAACGCCCGTTTTCATTTTTCAATGCCCGGTCTGCGCGAATACCACGCGCTGGCGGGGCGTCGATGAACCGGCCTGCACAGGCCCGAGCGAATCATCGCACGACCACCCACCTGCGGTCATGCGACTTAGTCACATCGCCAATAACCAAATTGACCCTGCGCGCGCAGAAGCACACGCACGCGGACCCCTGCTACTAAATGAGATTTCACCTTCTCGCAATACCTAACGCCCAAACGACACGAGAATACTCGCTATGCGGATTTACGCAGGCGACGATTCGTTTTGCCAAACTTCTCAAGTTGCTCGGCCACACCGTCCTGTTATACGGTTCAGAGGAAAATGAAGCTCCCTGCGACGAACTCGTCACGGTTATTTCAAAAAAAGAACAGGGCTATCTTCTCGGCACGGTTGCGTATCAATACGCCACGCTGGGTAACTCCCGGTTGCTCTGGGAGAAAACGAACCCGCGCATCATCGAGCAAATTGCCAAACGCAAACAGCCGAAGGATTTTATTTGCACAATCGGGGGACTCTCCCAGATAGAAATTACCGCAGCGCATCCGGACTGCATGGCGGTGGAGTATTCCATTGGATACGTCGGCAGCTACGCACCCTTCCGGGTTTTCGAGAGCAACATCTGGCGGCACTGCACGCACGGATTTCAAGACGCGTGGGACGGACGATTTTTCGACACCGTGATACCGTTATTTTTCGACGCGGCGGAGTTTGAATATCGCGGCGTCAAGGAAGACTTCGCGCTGTTTGTGGGACGCCTAACACCGAAGAAGGGAATTTCCATAGCGTGCCAAGCCGCCGCCGCGGCAGGAATCCCGCTCAAGGTCATCGGCCACGGGGACACGAGCCTCGTCACGCACGGCGCGGAATATCTCGGCGCGCTGTCTGCTGCCGACCGCAACCACTACCTGTCTCGCGCGCGGGTGTTGTTGTGCCCGACGCAATACGTGGAGCCCTTCGGCAGCGTGGCGGTCGAGGCCCAGATGTGCGGCACGCCGGTGGTATCCACCGACTTCGGAGGATTCATTGAAACCGTGGAGCAGGACCGGACTGGTTTTCGTTGCAACTACCTCGGCGAATTCGTGCGGGGGATACAGCAGTCCGGGGCGTTGTGTCATTCGTATATCCGGCAGCGCGCGGTCGAAAAATACTCCATCGAAGCCGTCGCGCCGCTGTATCAAAGATACTTCGAGCGGCTCAACCTACTCTGGGGGTCTGGGTGGAATTCCCTAGACTGAGTCCCGTAAAACTACGGACTTGATTATCCCGCAGCCCGTGTTACCTTCCCACATGAATGTAGTGAGCTATTTACGAGTGAGCGGCGCGACCCAGGTCGAAGGCGACGGGTTAGAGCGACAGGCGAAGGCCATCATCGACTTTTGTAAAGCTAACGGTTTAAACCTCTGCTCGGAATTCTCCGAACGCGGAGTCTCCGGCACCACAGAGGGCATCGACCGGCCAGCCTTTTCACTGGCGCTGGCGCGAATGAATCCCCACAACCCGGAGCTTGAAGGACCGCCGTGTTCCGCAATCGTGGTCGAACGCATGGACCGCCTCGCGCGTGACCTCATGGTGTCTGAATTGCTACTTAAAGAGTGCCGAACCCGCGGTATAAAGGTCTTTTCAGCCGACCAAGGCAACCTGACGGACATGGCAGCCGACGGAGGCGACCCCACGCGTGTCCTCATTCGCCAGATTATGGGCGCGCTGGCAGAGTGGGAGAAGTCGGTGCTGGTGCGAAAACTACGCAGCGCGAAAGACCGGCTCAAAGCCGCGGGCAAGATGAACGTGGAAGGCGTCAAGCCGTATGGTTTTTTCAAGCCCGAGGCCGCGCTGCTCAAGCTGATGCTGGATTGGCATAATGGAGAGCCGGGCAGGGACGATGACCACGCCGACCATCCCAAGAACTACCGCGAAATCTCCAGGCTGCTGAATATCATGGACTCCCGCACGCGGTCCGGCAAGCACTGGACCGAGCAAAACGTGCGCACAATTATTTTGAACGCAAAACGAAAACAACAGTCAAACCCACTATGAACTTATCATTTACTTACGAAGCCGCCCCGAAGGGCAGCAAATTCAGTCCCGTCGTCGAGGAAGCGCAAGCCAAGCGCCGGGACGCAGCCACGCTCCGGCTGGCCCGCATCGCAAACGGCAAGAGCAAAGCGCACCGCAACGGAAAGTGACTCTACTGGGAGAAATCCCTCCGCGAGAATCGGACGTAGCGGGCCACGATACGGTCCACCAACTCTACCGCCATGAATACAACCAAATAATTTACCGGGGGTTCGTCTATAATCTAGGACTCGGCCTGTGATGGCCGCAAACCCAGGAAGAAGTCTGGGACCCCCGACCAATCTCCCCTCCAGGCCCTTTCTGATTCATCCCTGGTTTTATTCATTGTTTTTCCAGGGTCCCAACACAAATTAAGTCTTCACCAGCCTGGGTTACAGCCGCCATCTGATAATACGGATGGCGGCTCGTCTTTTTTTGGCACACTGTTTAGTGAACTGCGGGGTAGAGCAACGGTAGCTCGTCACGCTCATAACGTGAAAATAGCGGGTTCGACTCCCGCCCCCGCTACCAAATTTTTATGCCCAAACCAAACGTTTACACCTACTGGGATAGCTCGGAGCACGCTGACCCCAGCCAAGCCAGCATCCTCCGTCTCTGGGTCCGGTCCTGGTCCGCGCGCGGCTGGAGCCCTCGCATCCTCACCGTCCGCAACGCCGCGAAGCACCCCCGATTCGACGTGCTCGGGCGAATATCCTCGAACCTGCCCCACCTTGCCGCGGAAGTCGAAAAGGTTCGCTGGCTGGTCCCAATCGAAGCGATGAACTTTTCGTTCACCCCGGCGATGCACCGCAAGTCAGGCACCCCCCGCATACACCACTTCCACTCCGTCGGCTGGGAGTCCGCGCCGGTGGTTGACTTCCCGAACGTCCACGACGCCGACCTAATCGAGCACTGCGGACGCCCCCTCTAATGCTTCCTGACGGACCAGCTAAGGTGTTAGCGGCCCAGGTAGCGTCGCTCGTGCATTCCGACCGGAAGCGGGAAGCCGCGATGGCCGTCGTCGAAGCGTGCAAGATGAAGGTCAAGATTTCCGATGACAATCCGGCCAAATACAACCCCATCCTAACACACTACCTGCACGACCTGCTGGAATCCGATGCGCCGGAGGAAGCGGCACAAATACTCTGGACCCCGACGCTATTCAACCCAGCGCCGCAATCGACGCGGGACCTGTGGAACCTTTTTCGCACTACGAACCAGGGACTCATTATGGGCGGCGGTAGCATGAGCAAGTCATACAGCGTCGGTGTGCGGCTGTTCCTTGAGTTCATTCGGGACCCGGAATACACCGCGGTGCGCGTGCTCGGCCCGAGCGAGGACCACTTGGAATCGAATCTTTTTTCGCATCTGGTCCGGTTGCACAGTAGCGCCACGCTGCCGATGCCCGGCGAAGTAAATGCGCTTTTCATTGGGCGCTCCCGGCGCAATCAGGCGGGCGCAATCAAGGGTCTCGTCATCCCGATGGGCAAGCAAAAGAAAGCGGGTCGCATCCAGGGAACGAAGCGTATCCCGCGGCCAGTCCCGCACCCGGTATTCGGCCCGCTGTCCCGGTTGTTCTTGTTCCTGGACGAAATCGAGAACATCCCGCAAGGCGTGTGGGGCGACATCGACAACGTGCTGTCCCAGGTTGAAGAAGAAGGGGCCGTGGGTGGGTTCAAGATTTTTGGTGCCTACAATCCCCGCAACCAGCGGGACGAAGTCGGTATCCGCGCAGAGCCCCCGTTCGGATGGGAGAGCTTCGACATCGACAAGCACTTCCGGTGGAAATCCACGCGCGGCTGGGACGTGCTCCGACTTGACGGAGAGAAGTCGGAGAACGTGGTCACCGGCAAAACTATTTATCCCGGCCTGCAAACGCGCGCCGGGCTCGACGCTATCGCGCTCAATTCCGGCGGCCTGCAATCGCCCGGATACTACACGATGGGCCGCGGCGCGTATCCGCCCCAGGGCATTGAGCTTGCCGTAATTCCTCCGGGTATGCTGCACAACATGCGCGGGGAATTCATTTGGTTGGAGCCGCCGGTGCCAGTGGCGTCCTGCGACTTGGCGCTTGAAGGCAACGCGGGAGCCCCATACACCCTTGGCCGGTGGGGCCGCGCCACGGGTATGAAATTGATTCCTACGCTGGAATTTCCGAATGGGCGCGTCATCATGTTCAAGGACACTAACAGTCGAGCCACGGTGCGATGCACTTCAAGCCGACCAGCAGTTCATGCTGCCGAAGGGTGACACCGTGGCCATGAGCGCCAAGTTAATCGAAATCAACAAGAAGGCGGGAGTTAAGCCTGAGTTTTTTGCGTGCGATAGAACCGGTCACGGCGCGGGCATCGCGGACTTGATGAAGCATGACTGGAGTGAAGCAATTCACGATGTAAACTATAGCAACAGCGCAACTAACAGTAAGCTCATGCAGGAAGACAGCCGCACCTGCGAGGAAGAATATCTCAGGGTATGCTGCGAACTTTGGTTTGGCCTGCGGGCGTATGCGGAATTCGGATACCTGTTGCTGCACCCCAGCCTGAACCTGGAAAAACTGAGCATCCAGGTGACCCAGCGTAAATTCGTGACGACCGGAAAACAGAAGAAAGTCCAAACGAAGAAGGACTACATCAGCACCGGCAAGCCGTCCCCAGACGAAGCCGACTCACTCACACTTTTTGTCCTGGCAGCGCGCCGCGGCTCCGGTGTGATATTGAGTATGAAGGGCAACGACGCGAACCTTCCCGACGGCACCGAGGATGACTTCGACGGCTGGTCCGACGAGCGGGTCCTCAAGGGCGGCGCGTATCACGACTGCACGAACACCACGGACTACCTCAGCGACACCCCGATTTTATGAAGCGCATAAACGTAAACCTTTTCCCTCGGGACGGATATTTTTTCACCGATAGCGATGGCGCGCGCATCCGGGGACACTCTTGGTCCGACGTGATGCGTCGGGTAGCCGCATATCGCAAGCGCGCCGGACGCGCGCAGGGAAACGTCGAGGCGGAAGTGAGCGCCCAGGCGTGCGCGCGCAACCCGGCACACTGCTCCGAAATAAACGGAGAAAACGAGCGGCACCTGAAGATAGCGTCCCTCAAGGGGCGCGTGCTCAAATACCTGTCTTTCATTCGCGGGCTGATGCCCGGCAACCGGGTGCCTTGGGCCAGCCCCACCGACGCCGCCAACCGCGCGAACGTGTGCGCGGCCTGCCCGCTGAACACGGCTCTCCCGGAGGGATGCAGCAGTTGTCGTGCCGCAGTGCGGGCCATGCACAAAGAAATTCTCGGTGGCCGGACGATAGATGCGCGTTTAAACGGATGCAGTCACCTGGGGGAGAGCCTGCCGGTGTCGGTGTGGGTGGACCATGACGTGGTTGACGATGCGTCGCTACCGGCCCACTGCTGGCGAAAACGACGCACGCCATGAAGATGCCGAACCCTTTTCGATTCGCCGCGGCTATGCTGGCTGTCGGCTACGCTCGCCTCCGGGGCTACCGGGCGCTCGTGAATCCCGCGGAAGAGGTAAATCGCTGGCACGAGTGCCGCCGGTGCCCGTATCGCATCCCTGGGCCGGAGCTTCTCGGGGACCAGTGCGGTCTCTGCGGCTGTCTGCTTGATAGCAAGTTGCTACTGACCACCGAACGATGCCCGGATGGGAGATGGCAAAGAATCTGGCGAAAATCCCCCGAATAGCACACTGTTTAGAGACGCTGCGATGCCCGACACTGTTTTTATTTACGCCCTTCGAGACCCCGACACGAACGAGATTCGGTATGTTGGGAAGTCTATGGACCCAATGGAGCGGCTCAAACAGCACCTATCGGGTGCCGAGTTTAGGAGAACTCATAAGGACCGGTGGCTGTGTTCGGCCATGTCTAGGGGACTTCCTGTTTTGGAGTTGGTAGCAGAAGTTCCGGCCCCCGAGTGGCCTATGTGGGAAGTTGCATACATTCAATTTTTTCGGGATGAGGGTTGCCATCTAGTAAATGGAAACGACGGCGGCGAGGGAGGAAGTAACCCTGTAAAAGAAGTCCGAGACAAAATTAGCCAATCAAAGTTAGGCCCCCGTAACCCCAACTTCGGAAAGAAGATGTCCCCCGAATCTATTGCGAAACGGCTTTTAGCTATTGTGGGTAAAAAAAGAGCCCCCCATTCCGAAGAACACCGTGCTAGACTGAGCGCTGCCCTTAAAGGAAGGGCCGTTTGGAATAAAGGTATCTCCGGTCCTAAACAGTCCGCCGAAACGATTGAAAAAAGAGCCGAAAAAAACAGGGGTCAGAAAAGGTCTGTAGAATTCTGTGAAAATTTGAGATTGCGGCGGTTGGGTAAAAAAACTTCAGAGGAAACTCGTGCTAAACTGCGGGGGTATCGACTGGGCACAAAACTATCGGAAGAAACTAGGGCCAAAATAGGGGCCGCTTCAAAAACATATTGGGCAATCCGAAAAAGTAAAAATAACGAATAGTTTGTATGCCCGCTGAAACACAGTATCCTACTTCTAACAACCTGGACCCCGCCGGGGGGATTATTCAATCGCCTAAGATTGACTCCGCCGGGCACCCGACGCAGCGAAGCATCCGCGACGCCGGTATGGCAGTCAACGTGGTGCGCACCATCATCGCCGCGAACCGCCAGCGGCAGGTGGTCAATTCCCGCATCCTGTCCAAATACAACGCGGAGCGTCCGTATGACAGCGCCCGACTGGAGTCCGAAGGATTGGGGTGGAAGCAGAATTTTACCACCAAACCACTGCCGCTCTGGATTGAAAAAGTCGCACCACGTTTTTGTGAGGCCGTCTCGGGTGTTAAATACCTGACCGACAGCACCCTCAGCAACAAGTGGCAGAACAACGTCGAGAAGTCGGAAAAATTCCGGGACGTAATCACCAAGACAATCCGCAACCGCGTCGGATGGCGGACCCTGGTGGAGGACCTGGCATTCGACAACGCACTGTTCGGCCACACCGTGGCGGCGTGGCTCGACGAGGGCTACACCTGGTTCCCCAAAGCTTTTCAGCAAGCAGAAAATTTTCTCCCGGACGGTTGCAAGCAGGCGGCGTCGAACGCCCAGTTCGTCGTGCTCAAGGAAATGTATCTGCCGCACGAACTTTTCGCCTACATCAAGGACCGGGAAACGGCGGAAGAATTGGGTTGGAACATTGAGCAAACCATCGCCGCTATCAATGCCGCCAGCCCGGCCCAGATTCGAGACCTTCTCAACATCGGCGGCACTATTGAAACCTGGTATCAGAACGCAATCCGCGAACTGACCATCGGTGTTAGCTACATGGCGGGCGCGAGCGTATGCACGGTGTATACGCTGCTCGTGCGGGAAGTGACCGGCAAAGTCAGTCACTACCGGCTCGCGGGCGCGGAGATGTCGGAGATTTTCACCAAGCTCGACCGGTTCGACGGGATGGAAGACTGCATGTCGTTTTTCGCCTTCCAAAAGGGCAATGGCACCATGCACGGGAGCAAGGGCATCGGGCGCGACCTATACGAACTCGCGGGGATGATTGACCGGACGCGCAACGAAGTCGTTGACAGGAGTATCCTCTCCGGCAAGATTCTCGTCCAGGGCGACGTGAAGCGGCTGCACACGTTCAAGATGAACGTCATCGGCTGCATGGCCCTAATCCCCCGAGACTGGGACCTGCGCGAGCAAAAAATCGACGGCGACATTGAGCCATTCCTCAAGCTCGACGCGTATCTGGCACTTCTCGCCGACCAACTTATCGGCAACACCAGTCCCCGTCAATTCGGGGGCGAACGCACCACCAAAGCAGAGGTTGACCTTTTCGCCGCGCGAGAAGAAGAGACCAAGGACGTTCGCATCACCCGCTTTTTAGAGCAGTTTGTGAGCATGGTGCGCACCATGCAAAAACGAATTTGCGACCCGGACACCCTCGAAGAAGATGCCAAGGCCGCGCAGAAGGAATTGCTGGAGCACATGACTCGGGCCGAAATCGAGGAACTTCGGATGCAGCCCGTGGCCAGCACCATACGGGACCTAACACCCGTGGAGCGGCAAATGACGAGCGCGTTTTGCACCGAGAAAAAGGGCAACCCGCTGTATAATCAGCGCGCGCTCGAAGTGGAAGATGGAACGGCCCGAGTCGGCTCGGATTTCGTGGACCGGGTGTTGCTTCCAACGAACGACCCTACCGAGCAGGCGGAGCAGAGCCGATTGCAGCAGATGGAACTGGCCCTGTTGATGCAAGGCCAGCCGGTGCCGGTGTCTCCCCGCGATAATCACGAAATCCACCTGAGTATTTTGATGCCGATTGCCGAGCAACAAGCGTCCGCGATGATGGAGGGCCAGAGCCACACAGCAATTTTCGAGACGCTCGTAGCGCACATCAACGAGCACGCGAACAACTGGGAAGCTCAGGGCGCGCCGAAGGACAAAATCAAGCCTGTCCTCGATTTTCTTAAGAAAGCCGGGCCTGAGATTGCGAATTTGCACGCGCTCGACGCCCAGGCTCAGCAAGTTCAGCAGCAGAGTATGGCCCACGATGCCGAGGGCCACCAAATCATGTCTTCCGTCGGCCCACCCCCGCCGGAAGCCCAACCGTAACCCCCCAAAATGACCACCAATGGAAATCACGAATGACAGTTTGCCCTGGGACAGCGAAGATTGCGCTGTTTTCCGAACATTTTTAACCTCCCGAGCCGGTCAGCGACTGTTGCCTAAGCTCGCGGAGCAGTGTCCCGTGCTTCTCGAAGACGGCGACGCCATCAAAATCAGCATCCGCTCCGGCAAAGTGTTAGGATTTCATGACGCTATTCGCAATTTACTCCTTCTCACTGTCCCAACACCGAACGCCCCTCGCGCCGCCGACAATTACCCGGCTCTCGAAGACGACGAGGCTCACTCTGACGGTCAAAAACTCAACGAATAACCCCCTATGGCAGACGAAACTAACACAAACAAGGTCGCGCTGGAGACTTTTCCTGACGCGACGGCCCACAACACCGAAGTTGCGCAGAAATTAGCGGCGCAGGACATTTCCGGCCAGAATATGGCCCCCGTGGACAGCGGCGATGCGTCTGATGCCCTCGACGCCCTCGCCAAATCCGCGGAAGATGCGGCTAAAGCGAAGGAAAATGCTCCCGCGGATACCAAACCCGCCGAAAACACGCCCCCGTCAAAGACCGAGGCTGAAATCGCCGAGGCGAAGGCTGCCGCGGAGCACGCAGAGGCCGACCGCAAGCGCGCCGAAGCCCTTTTCAAGGATAGCCCGACCCTCGCGCCTAACGCCAGCCCCAAAAGCGCGGAGTCTTTCGCCGCCATCAAAATTAAAGCGGCCCAGGAGGTAGCAAAGCTCGAAACGGAACTCGAAAAGCTGCGAAAAGAGAACGCGGAGGCTGCCGAGAAGCTGAAAAACACTGCGCCACCGGAAGCGCTCAAGGAATTGGAGGACCACCGGACCTGGCGCGCAAAACTCGACATTGAGTCCGACCCGAAGTGGAAAACTTTCGACAAGGATGTGGAAACCACGCGCGAATTCATTTACGCACAGCTTCAGCGCTCCAAAGTGACCACCCCGGAAATTATCGCCGAAATCAAGAAGCACGGCGGACCGGAAAACGTCAAGATGGATGCCCTTTTCGCCGCCATCGCTGACCCCGCGCTGCAACGCACCGTGGAGTCCAAGATTGCCGACATTGAGCAGCGCAAATTCGAGAAAAGCCGCGCCATCGAAGCCGCCAAGACTAACGTGACGGAATACGTCGCGGAGCGCACCAAAGCCGCGGAAGCCGCCGCCGTCCAGCACAATACGGCGACCCAAAAGCACCTGGACGAACTGACCAAGTCCCTGTCCTGGTATAACGAAAAACCCATCGACCCGAAAGCACCGGAGGCCGACCGCAAGTCCGCGGAGGCCCACAACGCGTTCATCAAAACGACCAAGGAAAACCTTGGCGTGGCCCTCACGGACGACAGCCCGGAGATGCGCGCGATTATGATTGCGGGCATGGCCCAGCTTTTCTATCTGCAAAAGGTGGACGCTGGTAAAACGTCGAAAATCGAAACCCTGGAAAAATCTCTGGCCGAAGCAACCGCGAAACTGGACAAATTCAAGCAAGGCAGCGTGACGCGCATCCGAGAGTCGAATGCCCCGACAAATACGCCTGCACCCGTCGCGAAGAAAGACGACTTTAATCAGTCCGCCGGAGAAGCCCTCGACTCGTTGCGCAAACAGGTGACAGAGGAACGCGAACGCGCGGCTGCTAACAAGTGATAGCGACTACCCCAACTAACAGCGTGACCGTCCTCGACAAGAAGGTCATGCTCGTGCTTCCCTGGATGAAGCAGACCAACCCGATGACGGCATTCTGCGTCGCGCAGCTTACGGACAAGCGCCGCACCGCCAGTATGCTGAACTTCGGGGACGCCTTCGTGGCCCACAGCCGGAATACATGCGCAGACCTTTTTCTGCAATCGAGTCTTGAGTGGATGCTGACCATCGACGACGACATGGTGCTGCCCTTCGGCAACGCGCTCTGGTATAATGCGCACACGGGATTTGCGTTACCGGAGCCGTTCGCCAGTTACAACACCATCGACCGGCTGTTGAGCCACGGGAAGTCCCTCGTCGGCGCGCTGTATTTCGGACGGCAGCCCGGCGCGAACAAACCGATGTATAACGAGGGTGCGGCTCGCGCGGACCACGAGGCCGACGCGCGCAAGGTGCCCCGCGACGAACTGAGGCCGACGAAGTGGGTGGGCACCGGCTGCCTACTGATACACCGCACCGTTTTCGAGGACATCGAACGCAAGTTTCCGTATCTCGCGCGCGACCCCGGCGGTCGTCACGGACACTGGTTCACGAGTAGCGAACACGAGCTTATGGCCGCGGTGGGCCGGGCGCTCAAGGTTTTTTCAGAGGGGCCACTAACCGGCGAGCACGCCGCAAAGGCCCACGGTATCTTAGCGGCTGCGCAAGCTACGGCGCGGACGCATAGCTGCCTCGGCATGGGTGAAGATGTAGCTTTTTGCACCCGCGCCCTCGCAGCGAACCATCAACCCTACGTGGACTTCGGCCTTGTCGCGGGCCACGTAGGGCACAAAGTTTACGGACCTCGCGGATAGCCATGAGCAACCGACGTGAAATAGCGAAGCCGCGCAGCAACAAACTGTTGCTCGTCGCGCCGTATTGGTCCGGCGACAAAGCGCAGATGGGCGCGCTGCTCAAGCTGCTCGCGGACACTCAGCCGGAGGGTGTGAATGAGTCCGCGGACCTGCTGCTCGTGAACCGATTCGATTGCGAACCTTTTTCGAGTGAGGCCGTGCGATACCTGGCCCGCAAGTTCCACGTATTCACCCATACGTCCGTGCGAAAGGGAGTCGGATGGCCCTGCGGGTGCAACAGCCTCGCGTTCGGCGCTATCGAATGGTTTTACTCCATGTCGGCAGAAAAACCCGGCATCCCTCGATATAAGGCGGCATTCATGCTCGAAGCCGACTGTGCTCCCCTCAATCGCGACTGGTTGCCCATCTTTCACGACGCGTGGGACAAGCTCCGGGGCAAGGTGTGCGTGGCCGGATGCCAGGTCGAAGGTCCTAGCATCGCAAAACACATCAACGGCAACTGTTTTCTGTCCGGCAACCTGCGGTTTTTGCACTGGCTGGCCCGGCGCGTGAACGAGACCAGCGTTGGATGGGACTACGGCCTCGCGGGCGATTTCCGAACCTGGGGCACCGCGAATTTCAAGTTCATGGAATTCCATTGGCGGACCGCCAGCATGACGGAGCCCCAGTTGCACAGCATCGCCGACCGCGGTGTGGTTTGGCTGCACGGCGTCAAAGACCTCTCCGCTATAAGTTTCGCACGAAAGCACTTTGTATGAAAACAGCACTCATTACCGGCATCTCGGGCCAGGACGGCAGCTATCTTGCGGAGTTACTGCTCGAAAAGGGATATTCCGTCCACGGCATTCTTCGCCGGTCCTCGACGATAAATACGTCGCGCATCGACCACATTTTCGACCGCTTGAATCTGCACTTCGGGGACCTAACGGATGGCAGCAGTCTCGCGCGCCTCATTGGAAAAATTGCACCGGACGAAGTGTATAACCTGGGGGCGCAGAGCCACGTCCGGGTGAGCTTCGACTGCCCGGAATACACCTGCGATGTTGTCGGCATGGGCGCGGTCCGGCTGCTCGAAGCAATTCGGGAGCACGGCACTCGCACTCGATACTATCAAGCCAGTAGCAGTGAAATGTTCGGCATGGTCCAGGAACCGATTCAGCAGGAGACGACCCCGTTCTACCCCCGCTCGCCCTACGGCTGCGCCAAGGTCTTCGCCTACTGGATGACCAAGAACTACCGCGAGGCATACGGGCTGCACGCGAGCAACGGAATACTTTTCAACCACGAAGGCCCCCGGCGCGGCGAGACTTTTGTCACCCGCAAGATTACCCGCGCCATCGCGAACATCAAGGCCGGGACGCAGCGCAAACTGTATCTCGGCAACCTGGACGCACGCAGAGACTGGGGCTACGCCAAGGACTTCGTTGAGGGCATGTGGCTCATGTTGCAACAGGATAAACCCGACGATTACGTGCTTGCGACGGGAGAAACTCACAGCGTCCGGGAGTTTTTGGAACTGGCCTTTGCGCACGTCGGCCTCGACTGGCACGATTACGTGGAGCACGACCCCCGATACGACCGCCCGGCGGAAGTCGACGTGCTTATCGGGAGCTATCAAAAAGCATGGGGTGCCCTCGGCTGGGAACCCAAGGTGCGTTTCCCCGAACTGGTGCGGATGATGGTGGATGCAGATTTGTATGAAGAAAAACTCTAAAATTTACGTCGCCGGTAACCGCGGACTTCTCGGGTCCGCTATCGTGCGGCAGTTGCGGGCCAAAGGCTTTAATAACATTGTTGCACAGACTCACGATGCCTTGGACCTTTGTGAGACCAGGGACGTTTTGCGATTTTTTCATAGGGAAAAACCGGAGTATGTATTTCTCGCTGCGGCCCGTGTCGGGGGAGTGTGCAGCAATACTGGCCACGAAGCGCAATTCCTCGCTCAGAATCTTCAGATTCAAATGAATGTTATTGAGGGTGCGCACCGGCACGGGGCTAAAAAACTTCTGTTCATGGGCTCCGCGTGTGTGTATCCGAAACTTGCAACTGAGCCGGTCCGGGAGGACAGCTTGCTAACAGGTCCCCTGGAACCCAGCAATGAGTGGTATGCGATTGCCAAAATCGCGGGCATCAAACTGTGCCAGGCGTATTGGCGTCAGCACGGGTCGTGCTTCGTTTCGTGTATGCCGACGAATCTTTACGGACCCGGCGACAGCTACGACCCGAAGTCATGCCACGTATTGCCTGCCATGCTGAGTCGGTTTCATAACGCACGAATCCTTCGCTCCGCCGAAGTGGAGTGCTGGGGCACGGGGTCACCCACGCGGGAGTTTCTGTATTCCGATGACTGCGCCGATGCGTGCATCTGCATCATGCAGAAATATCACGACCCGGAGCCCATCAACATCGGTTCCGGGGTTCCTATCAGCATTTGTGAACTCGCGCAGGCGTGCGCGAACACTGTCGGCTACCGCGGGTCTCTCGCTTGGGATTTTTCCAAGCCGGACGGCACTCCCCGCCGGTCCCTCGACGGTAGCAAAATGCACGCCCTCGGGTGGGCTCCAAAGTATTCCCTCATCGAGGGACTTCAGCCGACGTATCAGGATTTCGTAGACCGACAGTTAGCGCCGCACGCGGACAAAATCTATGACCCCCACCGATAACCCGGACACAATCGTTTCCATCCATTGCTACGCAGGCGACGAGGCCCTGGTTCGGCGCGCCATGCCGATACACTGCGCGCACGGGTGCCCGGTCATCATCATGTCCCCGGAGGACAGCCCGGTCACCATCATGGGCCACTGGGCGGTGCATAAAGGCAAGCGAGCCTACATCGGCGCGGACAGTTGGACGCGTCAGCACGAGCACCTGAAGTATTTGCTGACTTTTCCCCACCAGTATTTTCTTCTCAACGACGCCGACAGTTTTTGTGTCAGTGCCCGCATCGACCCCCGGCTATATGCTCAGGCCGCGGACACCCTCTGGTCGAACGAAGTAGTTGAGCCCCGACCGCACGCGAGCCCGTATCCGAAGATTGCGGCCCAGCCGCCATATTTCCTAACTCGGCAGAGTATCCAACGCATGTTGGAAGCTAGCGCACGGGTTCCGGTCCATCCGATTACCCCCTACCTGGACTATGCCATGCTCGCGTGGGCTTGCGAGGCCGGGCTGCGGCACCGAGCCTTCACCGAGTTGGAGCACCCAGGTGAACAAGTTTTTCGCACGACCGAGACGGAGCCGGAGAAAATTGCCTGGCAGACGCTGCACTACCGCATCGCCCAAATGGGAACGACCTTTTGTCACCCAATCAAAACCGACTGGCAGGTAGCACTCTGCCGGGAAGCCCGAGAAATTTATGAAACGGAACATGCTCGTAGCAGTTAGCGGATACGCCGGGGACCAGCACCAAATCGAAGCTAACTTTCCGGCCTACCGGCACCACGGCGTTAGCGTCCTTATCCTCAGCCCGGAGGACGCGCCCATCACGGCACTCGCGGGCAACCCCGAGGGAGTCTATTACCGGTCCTGCGGTGCCGCGGAGTGGGCGGGCGCGCGGTCTCTCGTGCGCCACGCGGCGTATCTGCGGGCTCTGCTAGAAACTCCGTATACTCACTACCTTTTTCACGACGCTGACAGTGTCATGCTGTCCCCGAAGATGCCCCGGTATCTGCTCGACCATCCGAATGTTTTTTGGAGTAACGAAGTCCAGGATACTAACACCGGAGCGTCGAAGTTGCCGAAGATAGCGATGCAGCCTCCTTACTTTTTTTCTCGCGAAGTGCTGGAGCGTCTCGTGCCCGTGCTGGAGTCCCCCGCGCCGTCGTATTGTGAGCCGGAGTCGCAGGGCGGAATGCCGATACCGACCGGGTGCATCGACCACTACCAGTTGCAATTGTGCCACGCCGCCGGGGTTCCTCACTTCAGCTATCCGGATGGACGGAGCTTCGAGACTTCCTCGGACATCGGACTCTCGGAGATGGCGCGCAACGTGCGCTACAACGGGGTAGTGTTCGTCCACCAGGTTAAGTCCCGAGCGGTGTTCGACCGGCTCATGGCGGAGCGCCAGGCATTTTTAAATCGCTGATTTACAGTTGACCAGTTTTCTTTTTACCCTCACCGTATAATGAAGCCTTAGAATGCCTCGATTCGGCTTCGTCGGGGACGGCCTTAACCGCTGATGGCCACAGCGAAATCAAAATAGTCCTGTGCAGGGAAATCTGCACGACGGAGTGAGCTTCCGTTGTAAAAGCTTGTTAGTAAACCACTTAACCGTTATGGCTTTTTTCTGTGATGACCCCAGCGCTATCAGCGACTTGGCGTCCAAGGACCAAAATCGTATCGTCGGCACCATCGCTAAGGCGCTTGCCGCGAATTCACCCTACCTCAACGTTATCGGCGGCGGAGTTTTCCCGTCCGGCGTTTCCGACTCGATTCGTTCCGTCGTGCAAATGCAGGCCGCGCCCGGCGATAGCCTGGCAATCCCCAATTTCGTTTGCGACCTGGACATCTGCGGCCAGCAAGGCAAACAGGACTTGACGGACACCGTCGATTTCACGCTCCGGCTTGAGTCGTTCCGTGGCCGCGGTCCGAACATCTGCGTGAAGAAAGGCTATGCTGCCTTCAAGGGCTCCTATGTGATGGCCGAAGACAGCATGAAGAAACTGATTACCCAATACGTCAACGCTGACGTGCGGGCTCAGCTTTACCTGCGCTCCGCGTCGAAATTCACGGCCAACGCGAATTACGACTTCGATTCACTGTGGACCGGCGGTCTCGAAACCGACCTCGGCGTGAAGTTCGCGCCACTGTTGCCCACGGGTCCGATGACCTTCAAGGCGCTCCATTACATCGCCCGCTACATGCGCGAAGTTCTTTTCGCTGAGTGGTATGCGAACGACAAGGGGATGCCCCACTTTCGCTTCATCGGCGGGTCTGACCAGGTCGAGTATTTTCGCTCTGAAGTCGGCGTCCAAAACGTTATGGTTGCCCTTACGACCGGCGGCTACAAGCTCGGCGAGACGACTCTCACCGCTTATAGCTTCGAGCAGAGCCCCGCTTACCGCGGCATTGCTTTTGGTGTGGACCAGCGTCCCTTGCGCGCTACCGGCTTCAACGCCGATGGCACCCTGGCTCTGGTTGACCCCGTCACCATCGTCAGCAACCCTGCCCGGCGCACCGCGTTCGCTAAGCCGAACCCCGTTTGGCTGGCCGCGGACTACGAACTCGGCGTCCTCATTGCTGATGGCAGCTTCGAGCGCCTCGTGCCCGAGAAATACGTCGGAGAAGGCTCCTTCCGCTTCGCCCCACAGTTGCACATGGGAGAGCTTGAGTGGCACTACCACATCGACAACGAGTGTAACACCTGGGGGGACTTCGGGTGGCACAAATACCAGATTACCCGTGCTTACCGGCCCTTGCGCCCGCAGCACATCGTCCCCATTCTGTATAAGCGCTGCAAAGCGGACCTCGGCCTCGTCGGGTGCCTCGACACGACTGCCAGTTCCTTCAGCGGCTCGGACAGCTTCACTTCCATTGGAGTGTGCGGCGATGACGAGACGCCCAGCGTCGGTAATCCGAATGACGTGATTACCCCCGTCCTTCCGGACGGTG